GATATATTTAAACTAATGACTGACTCTTATAAATTAATTGAGTCAAATAATGCAACTTGTGATGTGGATTTTAGAACCACCAAAATTAAAGTAAAGTACGGAGTAAGTCTATATACAACTCCAGATAAACAAAAAATAATTAAATTAACTCCAGAACAATATTGTAAAATTACCGTTAATTTTTTAACTGAGTTAGTCAAATTTACAGAACAAGGCATTGATGTTTTTACGGCTATGTTTAAATGTGAATTAGAAACTTCAGTTAAAGATTTGCTTTCTAAATTTAATATTGGAGAACAGAATGTCAAGTCTTAATGTAAGCAACATTCCATCTAGATGCCATAGAAAAGTTGAAAGTCAAAGTAAATGTCCAAGAACAATAAAACCTGGAGACGTAGTTGAATTTTTAGAGTCTACTCCATCAAAATACTTACGAAATCATTTGGCTTTTATTTATGGTAGGCCCATAATTAAATTATATTCTTCTCTAGGTTATATGTATTACACTAAAAGATATTTTGAATGTTTAATATTAACAGGAAAGGATAAAGGGAAGATAAAGAGATTTAATATTGAAAGATTAGCTTTAAAAAATCTTAGAGTTTTAACAAGTGAGGAAATTAATGACCTTCCAGACAATCTTAGATCTGTACTGCAAAGAGAGAGAATATCAAAATAATGTCTTTGGCCAAAACAAAAGTTTTAATGTAGCATCGTTTTTAGAGTTCATAGAAATATATTTAGAAAAGGCTAAAAAAAGTTATGTTGAACAATGGAATTCTAATCTTCCAACATGGTTATTAAATTGCAAAGAAATGGAAGAACAACATTCTGCGCCCATAGAAACTTATGCATATTTAATAAAAGTGATGGCGTTAGTAGGACAAGCATTGGAATTATTTTCAGACATTAATCCAGAAGAATGGAGAAAAGGCGGGGAAAAATAAATGGCAGAATACATAAAAAAAGAAAAAGTGGAAAGGAAACCATTGCCAAGAGTTGGAACTAAGTTTATGGTGAATGGGATAGAGTATGAAGTAGTTTATAGCAACTCAGGACAAAATCGTTTTAGTTCACGGCCATGTGAGGGTTCGTATTAATTATGAAATATTTTTTAAAAAGATTTGATGGAATAGAAAAAGAAGTTACCAAAACTGAATATGTAAATGCAGAGAGACAATCCAATTTTTGGCCGAAAGGTGAAGATAAAGGACAAATTGCTACATCTGGTTTTTCTAGCAGTTCTACTGGAATGTCTGGACGAGTTGTATATGAAGATTGTGATTTTTAACTAAAAAGGGGAATATTGAGATGACAGATAATTTAGCGGAAATGATTAAAAACATGGACGATGACACTATCGTAGTTGATACACAAGAAAATCCAGCGTTACCAGAAGGAGCCGTATCGGAAACTGAAAATGTGATAAATCCAGAAAATGTTCCAGATGTAACTCCAAAGTTATCAACAATTTCATTAGTAGATTGGTTTGAATTAAACCGGGACCAAATTGGAACTTTGAATGTATTTTATACCCGGTTAACTATTCGGGGAATTAATCCAAGAGATACAATGGCATTTTCATTCCCGGTTAATCCCGATGATGTAAATGATGAAACTAGAGACTTATTTATATTCAAAGAAACTTCAAGCAGAAAGGTAATAAATCTTCCGGTAGAAAAGATGAATATATTTAACCACGATATTTTTAGAATTATTTATCGTGCACCTGCTCCATATAACAATATCTTTATTAAATCATATGGAGTTAAGACTGGTTTAATTAATGTCTTTTGTATAGAAGACAGTTTGGGAAATTTAATTCCTTATGAAAAAACCAAGATGAAAAAGTCAGATGCCACATTGGAATTGATTTTACCTGATGCACAGAAAATTTTAGATCAACTTTCTCTTCCTGCAAATATAGAACCTGCTCAGATTCTATATAAACAATTGCAAAAATATGTATCCAAGATTACAACCAATCAGGATTTAGTGACTTGGTTTAATGAAAGAGAGGTTGGTGTTATTGACATCAATCATTTATTGTTGATTGACGATACGTTAATCTATGTATTTAACCAGTAAATTTATATAATATTGTGAGAGACTAAAAATCTCTCACAATATTTTAAAAGGAAATACATGTCAACAACTATAAAAATTAGGATTGCGGTTGCTGTGGACGAAAGAGGTAATTGGAATTCATGTGGATGGAAAGCTGGAAGTGATAAAGATAAAATGGACAATGCTCTTGAAGTACTTCCAGTCGGAGCAATAAATTGTTTCTGGGTTGAAGCTGAAATAGCATTACCAGGAACCATACAAGGTAAAGCTGTACCGACAGATACCCCATTTGAATTTCCCGAAACTCACCCCTAAAAAAAAGGAAAATACATGAAAAAAGTTCGTGACGTGATTGCAGATGTGTTAAAAATTAATGAGTCTGAAATATCAAATGATTCTAAACTTTCTGAGTTAGGAGCTGATTCGCTAGATAAAGTTGAAATTATGATGGGGTTGGAAGAAGAATTCGATCTTGACGTATCCGATGAAGAAGCTGAGAAAATGAATACAGTTCAAGACATAATTGATTATATTAGTGATAATACTTAAAAATTATGGACATTAATAAAAGTTGTAAACTATTTTTGAATCAGTTATATTCATATGATATATCTCAATGTCACTATTCAATATTAAAAAGTTTAGGGTTTAATCTGGAAAATATTAATGAGGAAAATAAATTAGAAAGGAATACACAAATTGGATTATTGATGAGAGATAATCCAAGGATAACTAGTGTCTTGAGAGATGTCACTAATTCAACAATAAGTGAATATTTGGTAAGGAATGAGATTTCTCCAGAAGACTTAATTATTAGGCAATATGATGGAATTATAATTAAAAGATTATTAAATATAACAGACTACCATTTGTCGTTAGAATTGAAAAATGTTTTTGAAGTTTTTATCATTTCTATGGATAGAAATAAATATATTGCCAAAGATCGAAATGAATATTTTGTTAAAGGTATATCCCATAAATATGCTGAAATGGATAATATTTATAAGAAAATTTTAAATATTAATTACTTGGATAAAGTTTCATCGTTCAAAAGTTTACAAAAAATTAAAGATGAAATTTTAAGTTCTGAAGATCCATTATTATTTTGTATTCCAACTGGTGATAAATACAATGTGTTTCTAAAACGTTATGGTGAAATAGAAATATCATTATCCACTGCAAATATTCTTAGCCCAGATGATATAGATAAACGAAAGTATTTTGATTACTATATCAAACCATTTACTGAAAGTTTAATTTTGGAGTTTATATGAAATCAAAATGCTGCATTGATTGTGAACATCATGAAGTCATTGATGATAAAGATCCAGATGATTGGTTTTGTGATGATGACCAAGCAATAGTTTGTACAAAGGTTCCGAATCCTACACAAAATCTAGAATCTAAATGGATGTCTGACCATTCACCAGTTAGAGTTGTGGAGTGTTCTATCAGACCGTATAATCTTAGAAAAGAAGGTCAAGCACCAGATTGGTGCCCATTAGAAAAAGGAGGAGAATGAGAGTTAAAAAATTATGTTTGTTTTTAGTATGTATTGGATTATTATCGGCATGTACTAGCCCAGATAAAGCTAGGGAAGTTCTAACTTCAAATGGATATAAAAATATTGAAATAACAGGGTATAAACCATTTGCATGTTCAGATAGCGATTCATTTCAAACTGGATTTATAGCAACATCACCAAGTGGCCAAAAAGTAAAAGGCACTGTATGTAATGGCATCTTAAAAGGTGCAACCATACGCTTTGATTAAAAGAATTTAAACAATCAACCAAAAGGAGAATTGCGAATGAACTCGAATACTGTGGAAGAAATGAATGTTGAAGAAATTGTTGAAAACCATGAAGGTGAAGCATTCCAAGAAACATTACATGACTTCGTAGAAACTGATCCTACGGAATCTCGTCAGAATGGATTGGTTGCAGATATTTTACAGAGCACTTCAGTTGAAGATGTTTTAGATGTAATAACTCAACAGATCCGCGCCCAGAATAATGAATCATCTGACCCAACTGAAGAAGTTGAAGATTCAAATGTTGAAACTTTAACTTCCGCCAGTGATATCATAAACGATTTAATTTCTTCCGGAGCAACCGAAGAACCAGTAGTGGCTGAGGTCATTGCAGTTGTTGAAACTGCAGAAATTGTAGAGGACACTAAATCCAAAAAGTTTAATGAAAATTATGAGGAAATGGGATTAACTTTGTCTCAACCTGGAGTATATCATTATCAGGATTCATTTGGTGAAGTTTTTTATAAAGAATTAAAGACGACTGACGACTTGGAAGTCCCTTTCTTGGGTTTATACACTCGACCAAATGCTCAACCCAATGATGTGGTTGAGAATCCAAAATATGTTTGCATCGTTTCCAATAATTATCAATTCACAGGGAATGATGCATTAAACCAAAAGATTAGGGATATGATCTCTGAAATTAGAACTCCAATTTTTAGAGAGTATTCCTTAATTCCTCCAACATTAGACTCAATGTATCATGAGATGGTTATTCAAAATATGCACAATGTTCCACAAGTTGGAGATGTTTATCCAGAAGTAATTATCACCAATAGTTATAATGGTCGTAGAGCAATCACTGTGTCGTTTGGATTTGTGGTTTTAGAAGGAGGAGAAAAATCAATTTCCTTTGGATTCAGAAATAAATTGAGTTCAATTCGTCAGGTACATGTGACTTCAGCAAGAAGCACATTATCTGCAGCAGTTGGAAATTATGTCCAGGCATTCTCTCAAAATGCATTGAGTTTAATTGAGACCAACTTTAACACTGTCGTAACAGATGATGATTTGTTAAAAATGTTGGACCTGGTTGAAAAAGTTGGCAAGAAAAGGAGAGTTGATATATCCAATTATCTTTCAACTGTAATGGTTGAAGGTGAATCCCTTTCCACTTGGAAATTATTTAATGCAATATGCAAATTTTCCACACTGGAAAAGAATATCAATGCAAAACTTGTAATGGAAGATATTGCAGAAAGAGTGCTTGTAATTCCATTACAAATTGCAGAAGCATTAGTTACGTTGAATGAAGCTGTGAATTAAATTATTTAATTTTGGTGGTGTCAATTAAACTATCGGTCTGACTGTGGTCGGTTTGAGTTCGCGTAAGCTCTACGCCTCCTATCGTAAAGGTTCCTCAGACAAAGTGCGAAAGAAACCGAGCCACCAAAATAAATGAAGAATGGAGATTAAATAATGATTAGTCCAAAATAAATGAAGAATGGAGATTAAATAATGATTAGTCCAATATCATTGGAATTGGCAAAAATCGTGTTGCGAGCAATGGAATTGCGAGAAGGGTCTTATGATGAAGAAGCATCAAGATTAGCTGTAATTAAAAATGACGAAGAAATAGCAGAGTTCAATAAAACCAATATCGATAAAATTTATTATGGGGGAGTAGATTATAAACAGTTTTATAAATTAACTCTGGAAGAAGCTTGCGACCAAGCTGCTAAAGAAGGAGACTGCATCGGAGTTGGAAGATTAATTTATTTAGCATTAGACGGATGGTGGAATGACACAATGTATTGGGCATATCATGTTACAGATCCAACCGCAATCGTTGATCCATCTACAACGAATTGTCAACACGGTGTTGAATATTCTGAGAGTGAAGACAAACAATTTGAATGTGAGCTTTGTACTAAAAATTGGGATAGAATAAAAGGTATAATCGGGAGTTAAAATGAGTGCTATTGGGACAGGTGAAATTCAGGCAGCTAGAATTAATGTCGATATGTTGGGATTAAAACCTGGAGATTTTACAGGAATAACATTATATGCTAGCTCTAGTGAATATAATGGACTAGTATTTTCAAAATGTTATCTTAAGTTTACTGAAAAGAAAGAACTTTATTTTGATGGAAGATTAATTGCAAAATTTGACGATAACATGGAACCAACATTTTTCGTTGAAGTTCCAAAATGCCCAAGCTGTGGTAAATAAAATAACAATAAAGAGAGACTCCCAATCTCTCTTTATTTTTTTGCTTTAAATTTATATAGAACATAATATAAATGGTTTAATATGCAAAGGAGAAATAAATGTCAAGTTCAATTAAAGGGGCTACATTTAATAAAGCGCAATATGATATCTCATTAAAAATTAAAGGTAATGACTATTCTGCAGATGTTAATAAAATAAGAATAATTTCATCACTAAATTCTCCTTATCAAATTGTGAACTTAGAATTATCTATGGATTCAAATGATATAATACTCGCTAAATTATTTGGAAAAGATCCTATAAATTTATCCATTAGATTAACAAAGGAAGATGTATTTGTGTCAGACCAATTAGATTTTGAATTAATGATGATTAAAAATAATTTCAGCGTTTCGACAAAAGTTCAATTTTCACAAAATAGTCAAATAGAAAGAACTCCAATTAATATTATAGCCATACCAAGAAAACCATTTAGAACTATAACTAATCATGTGAACGATGTATATCTAAATCAAACATTAAAACAAATAATTCAAGACTTATGCAAGAAATCAAATACTACATTAATATATGATACTGATGGAGAGAATACTCAAATAATAGACCAAGTGATAATTCTTCCAACCACATTATACAAAACGATTCAATATTTAGATGACACATTTGGATTATATTCTGGACCATCAGCTGTATTTTGCCAGCATGATAATAAATTATATATAAAAAATTTAGCATCAAAAGTTAATAAAAATCAAACATTTACTATTTATCAATTAGCATCTGACGATAAAGATAATACCAAAACAATAAATTCTTGTAATGATGGAAAGAATTTTTATACATATGCTCCAATTAAAAATAATTATCTTGGAAATCAAAAATTTTCAACCATAGCTAAAACTACAAGATTTATCGCTAAACCAAAAGATAAATTATATCATTTATTAGAAAATGATTTAAATGATGTATGTCAAAAATATGGAATCATATCAAAAAATAATAATATAGAATTTGATTCAGAATTGTCTAACCGGATTTCATATGACATTGGTAGCACTGGTCATGATATATCAAACACTCCAGTGATAGCAAAAATAGCAAAAAAAATATCAAACTTATCGTCAATAACAATTGGAATTGAAAGGAATCTTCCTATATTAAATTTAATGAATGTAGGTGAGTCAGTCAAACTTATTACAAAAATTATTGAGCATATTGATTTATCTGGAAAGTATATTTTAAAGTCAAGCGATATTACATTTCAAAAACAAGGTGGATGGCAATCTACATGTATTGCAAGTTTGATGAGAACCAATCAATCGAACTAAAATCGAGAATAAAAAATCCCATTACGGGATTAGGTTTTGACACCTCAAATCATAGTGGGATTTTTTATTTTAAGTAAAATAATACTATATATTTTAAAACTTGAAGCTTTTTCCTAATATACCATAACATAATTAAATCTCCATTTTTAAACCTTTTAAAAACTTTAAACCAACCCTTAGTTATTAATATATATAGCATTCAGAATTAAACTTAAATATAGTATTAGTTTAGAACAAATAATAAAAGGATCATTGAATAAAAGGAATTAAAAAATGTCTGCGACTACATTGAATAAAGCTAAATATATTCAAGAATATCTTAAATGTAAAGCGTCGTTTGATTATTTCTGTTGTAGATATATATACATTGAATTGCCTGGTGGAGATCAATTACTCACTCCATATCAACCTCAAACTGATTTAATTAATAGCATAGACACGTATAAGCATGTTTTGGTTTTGAAGTCAAGACAAATTGGAATTTCCACAATAGTACAAGCTTATGGTGTATGGCTTCAAGTATTTTTTAAAAATGCTGTGATTGGAGTAGTTTCAAAAGATGGAGGAGAAGCAACAAGTTTTGTTAGATACATGAGAGGGATGATTGATAAATTACCAGATTGGATGAGACCAAAATATACTAAAGAATCAGAACAATCTTACATGTTAAAAAATGGTTGTAAAACTTTTTCAGCTTGCGTAAATGCATCAAAACCTGAAAATACACTTCGTGGTAAGGCAATTACATTTTTAATTATAGACGAAGGTGCATTTATTAAATATATGGATTTAGCATGGACAGGGATGATCCCAGCATTATCAACAAATCAAAGACAAGCTGCTAAAGCTGGAGTTCCTTATGGAACGATAATTTTATCAACTCCTAATAAGACAGTTGGAACTGGTAAATGGTTTTATGAAAGATATGTTTCGGCTGAATCAGGAACTGATATTTTTAGACCTTGTACTATACATTGGAAAGATGTAAAAGAATTAGCAGATGATCCAGAATGGTATAATATTCAATGTAGACTTGCTGGTGATGAAAAGAAAATTATGCAAGAACTTGACTTAAAGTTCTTATCTGGTCAAGGTGCATTCTTTGGTGAAAGTACTATTATAGCTTTGCAAACTCTTACAGTTGAACCACTTGAAAAGAATAAAATCTTTGGTGGAGAAATTTGGGTATTCCAAAAACCAATTGAAGGAAAATTTTATATAATCGGAGTTGATACAGCTTCAGAATATGGTGGTGACTTTTCAGCAATAACTGTTTGGGATTATGAAACATTAGAACAAGTATGGGAATATCATTCTAAATGCAAAGTTATGGATTTTGCTAAAATTGTAAAATTAGCATGTGCTACATATCCAGGATGTTGTGTTATTGAGACATCTTGTGGTTATGGAAATAATGTAGCAGAAGAAGTTGACAACAGCGAATACATGATGATGTTATATAAAGAAAAGACTAGTGGCGTAGCGAATCCAAAAATATCATCAAATAAATCTAATCCTATGAGAAGAGGGTTAAGTAATAATAGCAAAACAAGACCATTAATGATAGATGCATTGTATTCTTATATTACTGAGTTTCCAGAAATTGTAAAATCAAAAAGATTAGCATTGGAATTAATTGGTTTAACAGAAAAAAGTGGTAGAGTTGAAGCAGATACTGGTTGTAAGGACGATATAGCATTGGCAACTGCATGCGCTTTTTATGTTAGAAAATGGGATCCACCAATGACAATTGCTCATTCAACTGAATATGAAAGTACATTTACAGATATAATAAATATGAACGATAATTCTCATGCAGAGTATGATAATCATAAAATTATAAAAGACATAAAAGAACATTTGGACGAACATATTGGATATGTTGATATTTTAAGCTTATATAATCAGGAGTAACCAAATGGAAAATGTTAATGAACTTGCTATTGATATAAGTTTAAAGAAAGTTTATGAAATAGATGGTCATCCTTTATATACATCGTCATCATTAATTAGACAATTCCTTGAGGTTATCAATAAAGATCCAAGATGTAAATCACAAACTTCAGACTATATTAAATTAGTTAAAGCTGGAAAAATAGTTCCATGCTATTTTACAAAGGTATTTTTAAGAATATTTGAACGTGAATTTGATTCTAAAGATTTGCCAGAAGAAGCTAAACATGTTGCAGGATTTTATGCGACAAATAAATATAAGGCATACATTTTAATAGACAGAAAATATTTAAAAAAACTAAAATATGCAAAATTTTTAATTCATGTTACAGTACATGAATTAACCCATATGTTTTCTAGAGAACATCCAAATCAATTTATATCATTATTTAAAGATGATTTATTAAAGTTTTATTCTTCATATTTTAAAAAAGTATTTAAATTAAAAGATGATAATATAGAAACTGAAACCAAAGATTTGATTAATTTTATGTATCATGAATTTGAAATGAAAGGTATTATTTCCACAAGAAAGCTTTATGAAAAAATACAAGAAAATTTTTCTAAACTAACAACAATGAATGAAGATGATTTTGAAAATTTATTATTTTTATATTGCAACATAGTAATGATTTATCATCACTATGGTATAATGGAAATAGTTAAATCTAGACTAAAATATAAAGAAATTTTAGATCCAATAAAAGAAACTTATAAAGAAGTTTTCGACAATACAGTTCCATCAATTCATGTTCAAGAATTATTAACACCTTCTGAAGTTATGTGTATTTTGTCAGAGACTGATAAAGGTTCTAAATTTAATCAAATGATTTCACTTTTAGCTAAATAAGGAAATAATTAAAAATGGCGCCAAAAAAACCTACCGGTATGTCCGAGTCAGATCTAAAGTCTATAAATTCGGTGGCATCATCCATCAATAAAATGAACATGGATACCAAAAGAAGTATTAGTGGATCTGCTGCTAAAATAAGTTCTATGGGAAATAGTTATAAATATATTGACAAAGCAGGATATACAGATAGAAGCGTTAAAGAAGTTTCTTCATCAGTTGTTAAAATATTAAATAAATTTAGTACAACAATTGAAACTTTATCTAAAGGTGTTTTGAATATTACGACTGCAACTGCTAAGTCTACTAAAAATGCAATTTCTCAATATGGCCAAGCGATAAGTCAAGATGTAAGTTTTAATAAACAAAATGCTGTGGCAATGGCGTTGTCTCAGTCTACACCAATCTTTGGATATTTTGCAGCAAAATTTATGGAAACAGATGTATTTAAAAGTGCCGTTGGTAGAATGAAAGATAATATAGGAAGAGCTTTATCTGGTATAGGGCAATATATAAAATATGGTTGGGAAAGATTTAAATCTTCTATATCATTTGAGGAACATAGAAATAAGAAAAGGAGAAAGAAATCTGGCGGAGATGATGATTATTTTGATTCTCCAAAAAATGCGAGTTATAGAGCATCTAAGAATATTCCAAAACTACAATCCGGTGGTTTGGTATCTAAATCTGGAGTAGTCTATGTTCACTCAGGTGAAGTTGTTGCTCCGATAAATAAAATATTTAAAAAGTCAAAATATTCATCTGAGCAGTTGTTGAATAGTAAAGTTAGTCTTGATAAACAAGGTTGGTTGTCTAAAATTTATGGTACATTATTAGGTTTGAAAATAGGGATGACTGGTTTAGGAATTGATCTTAAGTCTCATCTACTTAGTTTTATTGTTAAAAATCCAGTGCTAAGAAAGATGGCAATGGGTATGAATATTTTAAATGCTGGATTTAATAAAATTCCAAAATTTTTATTTAAAATTAGAAATCAATATCAAAGAGAAGTTCCAACTTCAACAAATATTCAAGAAAATATGGCCAACATGTTAGCCATAACATATGTAAGAAGTATGGAACGATACGACCAAATGATTTTTTACTTAAGAAGACTTAGTGAAAAAATAACAGGAGAAGATGTTGCTCCTCCCGGAAATAAAACATATACTAATTATCAAAGAATTAAAAATATAGAATCCATGATTGGATTGGGTAGTATGTTTGAAATGTTTTCTAATTTTTTTAAGAAAACAAAAAAAGGAAAACAATTAACTGGTGGAGGAACAGGTGATTATATTAATGCAGAATATACCAACTTGAATCCAACCCAAAAACTTTTAGGATATACTCCAAAGAGAAGTGCATTTGGAAGAATGAAAGACAAAGCTGGTGGTTCATTAAATTATTTTAGAGGTGCTGGAGTTGCTGCAACTAGAGAAAGAGAAAGTAAAAATTTTAAAATATCTGGGGTAACCGACCACATATTAATGAATAATTCAATATTTAGTGCAGAAGATTTAGCAGCAGAATCACATTACTTAAATTCAAAGCATGCTAGTGCTAAAGGATTATTTTCATCTGGTAAAAGTGGAGTTAAAGGATTATGGGGTAGTGCTAAAGGATTATATTCATCTGGGAAAAGTTCTGCTAAAGGATTCTTTGGTGGTATTAAAGATAGAGTGAGTCAATTTAGATCTGG